CTTCAATCGACGCGACTTTATCGACAAGCGCTTTATCCGCCGTCTGAAGATCCTTTAATGACCCCCATATGGTGTTAAGCACCCATCCAAAAGTGACGCTCACTATCGCCGTGGCGACGTTAAAAAAGAACTGATATTCGCTCATTTTCATCTCGCCATTGCGTTTTGGTTTTCTTTACGTCTCATAACATTCTGGACGGTGACAGCGCCAGAGATTGCAGGGCCTAATTTCTGCACAGTTTCTTTCACGCCTACGCCCGCGCCTTTTATCTTTTCGGCAGTCTTCTTGGTCTTCTCTGCATACGCAACAGCGTCTTCAAGAACTTTTGCCGTTTGTTCAGGGTCTAACATTTCAGTAGCTATTTCCATAGCTAATTTTTTATTAATAGCCCCTTGTGTCTTGTCTAATATCTTATTGACAGCCGTTGTGACCTTGTTCATCCAAGGCGGCGTTCGCGGAATAGCACCTTCAGTAACTTTAGTGGCGTCTGGCGCAGAAGCTCTAGCCATACGCGCCATGCGGTCGGCCTGTGCTTCGCGCGCTAGATCGGCCTGAATATTCTCTACGGCTTTTACTTGCGCTGGTGTCAAGACTTGCGATAGCTTTTCAAAGCGCGGCGCGCCGCCTTGAAGTGCTTGTTTGATTGTGCGAGGCGCGGCCTCAACAGCCGTCGCAAATACGCCTGCGCGTTGCGGTGCTTCTTCACTTAATGGTGCAAGCAATTTGCTTTCAAGATATTGACCGATTTCCATCTGATTGATTGGGCCGCTGCGTTTGGCAAACTGACTGCGCGCCGCTTCATACAAAGGCGATTTTTGCTTAATCCAGCTAATTAATTGTTTACGTGTATTGCCAATAGCCGCCGCCTCAGACGCGCCAATTCCAAACCTCTCAGGATTGCGAATTAGATCGTCCATAGATAATTTAAGCGCATGTAAACTGCTAACGGGATATTCGGCTGTTGTCGCCGGAATCTCGCGTTTGATTGGCCGACCATACTCATCGACGATAGCTGACTCTACAGTCTTAGCAGGCTCCGTCTTGCCGAGCTGGAACGTATGCCCGCGCTCTGCGGCCAGCTCTTCAGCGCGCGCAAGCGCCTTATCCATAGAAGGTCGCGTCAATAGTTCAGTAAGTTTCTTGTCTTCCGGCACCAACGCTTGATCTGCCTTACCATATAGATACGACGCTTCTTTACTGCGGCCTGTTTTAGCAGCTTCTAAGGTGCGTTCAGACCCAGCTACAGTTCTTAGCGCTTTAAGACGCGCCGCGCCTTGCTCTTGCGCACGTTGCATATATTCAGATGGCATAGCTTCGGCAGCAGTAGCTCCTAGAGCTTGAAACTTAGCCGCGCCGACAGGCGCAGCCGCCTGCGCTGCCGTAGGCATAGCTCCTGGAACAATCTGAGCCTGTGGGCTACGTAGCGCCGCAATAATCTCTGGCGTTCTGCCTTCCGCCGCTGCCGTATAGGCTGCGTATTTAGGGGTCATCATATTGCGCCCATACTCATATATTGGAGCCGCAGCATTAAAAGGAGCCTGCACAGCGCCAGCGAGTAAATTAGACGGTGCAGCCGCCTGAGAAACGCGCATCGCGCCTTGAGCTAACGGGCCTCGGCCTGCCAGACGCGCGCCCATTCCAACGCCGCCCGCAGCGGCAGAAATATCAGATAAGACACCGACAGGATCAGTTTTAAAAGTTTCTAATGCTTGTGATGGTGATCCATAACGCTCGCCTAAATAGCCGCCAATAGCTTTGGTAGTTTCAAAAGGACTTAACGCCGCTTTACCTAACGCCGTAGCCGTGCCTACAGGATTTGTCGCTGTCTCATATATTCCTTGTGCAAAGTTAAGCGTGCTTTCGGGAATATTTCCTAACGTCTCTCCAATGTAACCGGCGATCTTTTGCGGTGTTGTAACAATCTCTTGTGGTTCGCCTGTCGCAAGACCAAGATGCGCGGCGATTTCAGCGTCAGAATAACCTGACTCTTTAGCTTTTTTGGCTTCAGGCGTCTCCATTAAAAACCGTTTGATCTCTTCATCAGAGTATCCGGCATCACGCGCTGTCTGGATCTTAGCGGAGAAATTAGCCATTATTTAAAAATCTCATTAAGAGATGGACGATTATCAGACGGCGCTGACATGCCGCCAGCGTATTTAGAAAGTCTGCGTTTAGCCTCACCCCACGCCGCAAGCCGCACGTTAGCGGGAATAGATGGATCGTCTAAGTTACCTTGCAAAGATTTAAAGAACTCACGATCCTCGTTCGATATGCCTGCGCCAAGTTTACCGTTCATTCGATCTAAAACAATGTCATTAACAATCGTTTTGATCTGACCTATGGCGGCAGCGCCTTGTGTTCCTTTCCCAAAGAATCCACGAACGCCTGCGCCAATATTTTGCAGCCCGCCGCTGGTCGATTGTTTAATCAATTTAGACAAACGATCTTCGCCAGTTGCAGGGTCAATTTCAATGTTCTTAAATACTTGTTGCGCAAACTTTTTGTTTGTGTATTCAGGCGTGCCAGGAATAGGTTCTGGCGCATTAGCAGGAGCCGCTGGCGGCGCGTTCATGTCAACGCGCGGTGTAAGTTTACCTTCTGGCGTCGCTTGGACGCGCGGCGCAGGAATACCGCTGCTAAGAGGTAAAGACTCTGCCGTTCCAGCCGAAGGACTTGTGCGAATAACAGTGCCAGTGCCTTCAGGCCCAGGCATGAAACCGAACTTCTCTTGAACTGTGCCTTGCGTTCCTGCGACAGGTTTACCGCCTTTTTCAGGTGCATACTTAGGCACCGCAATTTTTTCTTTCAACCCAGTCTGAGGATTGATTCTATCGACTAATTCAAACTCATGCGCGCGCTTCAAGTTTTCTTGAACCGTTGACATTTGCGTTGTAAAGTTTGTAAGCGCTTTTTCATCATATTGATCAGGTAAAAAAGATTTTAAATTATCGTGTATCCCAGAATAAAATTTATCATACCCTTTGCCGCCAGCCATAACGATTTTAGCCGCACGATTTTCAGCATCTTTTAGCATTTCAGCGTCGCGTTCATACGCAGTTTTTTGAGATTTAGATTGAGCCTCGCCTGCAAGACGTTCTTCTTTTAACGCTTCTTGCGTAAGTTTGCGTTCTTCAAAAGGAAGTTTAGCTTGGGCTATTCCAAGCATACCTGTGTGATACCCAGCGGTCGCTCGTTGTGCTTCCTCTTGTGCGCGTAAAGCCGCGTTTTGCCGTTGCGCCTGTTGAACTGATAATGCTTCATCTAAATTACCGCCGCGCGCCAATACATTAACTGCTTCAGGTGAGCTAATATCTAAACCACCCAACATACCGCGCAACGCATTTTGTTGCTGTTGTTCCTGTTGGAGCTTCTGCATCTGAAGCTGTTGAAGCTGCTCTTGCTGTGCGCGTGCGCCCATCATCTGATACTGCGCGAGCGTATTCGCGAAGTCAGGTGCGGCATTAGCCTGGCCTAAACGTGCAGCTATGGTGTAATCAACAGGCATTTAAAATCACCTTACACTGTTGGAGCGCCTAAAAAGCCGGGGTTATACCCCGCGCCATACCCAGCCGCGCTAGGCGTGCCATACATATAACCTGAACCGCTCATAGCAGCATTTGATTGCGGCATGCGATTCAACATGCTGTAGGCTAACATACCGTTGACGCCACCTTGAAGCGCGTTACCAAGCGCTGATGTGCCCCCGACGTAGCCAGACGCGCGCGCTTGTGCAGCGTTCTCCATAGCCGAACCATATGGGCTTGTGCCCGTAAGAGCCGCCATTGTTGGCAGGTTGCCCGTATATGCTTGGCCTATATTGCCGCCCGTATTAAGCGCTGCCTGTGCTTGATTCTGGCCTGTGCCATATGCGCCTTGCGCTAATGTGTTGCCGGTCTGACCAGCCAATTGTGAAGCTGTCTGAGCCGCGCTTGCACCTGTGCCAGCCAAATTCTGAAGCGCGCCGGTCTGTAACTGAGCCTGTTGCATAAAGCGGTTATATGCGTTGCTATATTCTTGGCTGGCGGCGTTCTGTCCATAATCATTAATAGCTTTTAATGCGCTGCCACCGACGCTTGCGCCGCCAAGACCCGCAGCTATAGCGTTCTGTGTCGCCTGTTGACCTTGCTGGAATCGCCAAGCATAACTTGGGTCCATCTGAATCTGAGCAATGGTCGGCATTTGACCATATTGACCGCCAGGCGCATACATCGCCGCAAGCTGATTCGTGGCCTGCGTGCCTGTTTGCATATATGGTTGTTGATAGCCAACGCCTTGCGTGAGGTATTGTTGCCCAAGATTTTCCGCCCGCGCTTGTTGATTGGCGAGCGATGACTGAGCCTGTGTTCCATATTGCGTTAAAGCATCAACAGCTTGTTTTTGCTGCTGTTGTTGTTGAGCAATTGCCTGTTGTTGAGCAATAAGTCCAAGAATACCGGCTTGTTGAGCGGCACCACTTTGAGCTTTAGCTGCTTGCTGGGAGCCTAAATAATTGAGGCCGCCCGACGCAAGCGACGTGCCTCCCATCAATAAGCCTAATGTCAACGGGTCCATGATGCCTCCTGCGGCATTATATCTTTAAGTCTTGATGATGTATAGCACGCCATAGTTCTTTGGCTTTGTTTCCGTGCCGCCGGTCGTGGATGTGGCTACGGTTGTGGTAATACTGGCGTAACCTGTATTAGTATTATACGTTGTAGACGAACCAAAGCCAGAAAGACCGCCACCGCCTGCGCCGTTAGGGCCAGTTGACCCGATACTGTGTATATGCCCCGCGTCCGTAGATGTTGCAGTGTGGCTATGGTTTAGGTATGTATCCGCCGCATATGCGCCGACGGACGGGCCTACCGCGCCACTAGACGAACCAGTCGCATTGGTGCCAGTGCCGCGTAAAAACACACCACGAAGGTCGGGCACGTTAAAAGTCGTAGACCCATCGCCAGTGCCCCAAGTTGTGCCGATGGCATTATAAAGCGTCGCATAAGTAGAGCGTGAAATAGCCGCGCCATTACAAGCAAGCCAACTTGTCGGTGCGGATGTGCCTGCAAAAGGCATAATCATACCTGACGGCATGACTGTATCAACATATTGTTTTGTTGACGCTTGAAGCGCTGTCGTTGGATCGGCGGGCAGAACAATCGGGATTGTCGCCGTGGCGTTTGTCGTATTGATCGTAAACAGCGTCGTGCCGTTAGCCTTAAGAATTATACTACGAGCGCCTTCAGCCGAATAATAGGAATTAGACCCGTCAGCCGATATAATCGACCGTGCCACACCCGAATTAGATAACCAGATCGCGCCATTATTAGCTACGTCTAACGCTGCGCCTGGGGCTGATGTCTGAATACCAACGTTATTAGATGCGTTAACAATAAAAGGAATTAAATTAGGGTCAGCTGAATTTTGAGCGACAAAAATAGCGCCTGTGCCGGTCTGAGTAACTTTAAGCGCCGCACCGCTGCTGTTCGATGAGACAGTAACGTTGCCAGACAGAACTGGCGACAACGCCGAAGTAGGGGCTG